CTCCGGAGGGACTTTTTGATATTCGTTTTCGGTCCTGCGCCACATTCGGGCTCGGGAGGGATACTCAACAAACTTGCGCTGATGGGGCCATCAGTTCCTGCTTTGCTCCTTTCTCGGGATCCATAAAAACCTCCTCCAAAAGTCTTACTCCCGAGTCCTAATGTGGTGCAGGACTCTTTAAAACTCTACGAAAGGTGGTTGTAAACATTGGAAAAGAAACCTAAAAGTCGTCCTGCGTCTACAGCCGATGGTCGAGAGTTGCAGATTGCAAACGCTGCTTACGACTTAGCAGAAAAGCAGATCCTTGATGGAACTGCTAAACCGTCGGTAATTGTACATTTTTTAAAAATTGCTTCTCCAAAAGAAAGATTGGAACGAGAAATTTTAGAAAAAGAAAGAGACATGCTTGTCGCCAAGACAGAAGCTTTGAAATCTGAGAAAAGAATTGAGGAACTTTACGCGAATGCACTCGATGCTATGCGTTTATATTCTGGAGAACAGAGTCATGGAAAAGATCAGATGTTACTCTGAACTCATCCAATTAAAAACATTCGAGGAGAGGTTTGAGTATTTGAAACTAACTGGAGAAGTCGGTATGACTACTTTTGGTTTCGACAGATATTTGAACCAAGTTTTTTACCACTCTCCCGAATGGAAAAGAGTTCGGGATTTCGTACTCGTCCGTGATAATGGTTGCGATTTAGGAATTCAAGATCGGCCAATTCCTCTCGTTCGAGACAAGAACGGCCGAGCCATTAGTCGAGTTCTCATTCATCACATGAATCCGATAACGGAAGCAGACATTGCGATGCGAAATCCAGATATTCTTAATCCGGAGTTTCTAATCTGTGTAGGATTGTTAACTCATACAGCTCTGCATTATTCGAGCGCTGAACTTTTACCGCAAGATTATGTGGAGCGCACTCCATTCGACACATGTCCATGGAGAAAATTAGTGAAAGGAGGGTAGGCTCATTGAGTACACTTACTCTAGGAGAAGGTTTATTGACTTTTTCCGACAACGTTCTCTCTTGCGTCAAAAAGTGGATCGGCGAAGACGAGAACATGTCCGCTTTCGATTCCGACATTGCTATGGCGATCAATGGTTGGCTCATGACCTTGCGAGAAATCGGTGTTATGATTCCTGATACTTTCAGGATTACAACAGGTCAAGAGACATGGACAGAGATGCTTGGCGGTAGTGCAAAATTAGAAAGCGTGAAGACTTGGCTTTACATCAAAGCTCGTCTAACTTTTGATCCACCCGCCACATCCTTTGTTATTACAGCACTGCAAGATCAGGCGAAAGAATTGGAGTGGCGCTTAAACGTTCAGGAAGACATACCTACCTCCACGCTCACAGAAAGTGAGGGCTAACTATGAATGAGAGTTACCTTGCTCATTATGGCGTAGTCGGTCAAAAACACGGCAAGAGACGTTATCAATATGAGGACGGTTCGTTAACGCCACTTGGTCGTATCCATTATGGTATCGGTCAAGGAAAGCATCGAACAAAAACTAATACGTCAACCAAAAAAGAAACTTCATCCGAAGAAACACCAAAGCCGAAGAAAGCTTCCGAGATGACAGATGAGGAACTTCGAAACGCCATCGCCAGAAAACAACTCGAGGACAACTACAACCGTCTTTTTGGAACTCCGGAAAAAGCGTCATTCGGTGAGAAATTTATCAACTCGTTTGCTGATAAGGCGGTTAACGGATTGGCTCAGACTGCTGTTAATGTTGGCCAGAAATACGTTGAGAAGAAACTTAACACCGCTCTTGGTCTTAACGAGAAGAAAGACGACAACTCTATTCCCGATTGGATTAAGAGTCTTTCTGACGAAGATCTCAATAAGCAAGTTGCCAGAGTCGGAAAAGAGAGAAATCTCTACAAAGCTGTAAAAGGCGATTCGAATAAGGACAAATCCTAAGGATAGGAGATAATTCAAAATGCTGTCAAATACAGCAGTGCCTATTTACTATGGGCAATTTCGAGATGCGGTCTTACGAGGTGAGATCCCGGTCTGTCGAAACATTTCGATGGAAATGAACCGCATCGATAGTTTGATAGCGAATCCAGGAATTTACTACGATGACGAGGCCATTAATGGTTTCATCGCGTTTTGTGAAAATGAACTGACCCTGACAGATGGCAGTGATTTGAAATTGCTGGATACGTTTAAGCTTTGGGCCGAACAAGTTTTTGGCTGGTATTACTTCGTCGAACAAAGCGTTTGGGAGGAAGATCCAAACGGACATGGCGGACAATTCGTTCGCAAGTGGGTGAAGAAACGCCTTACCAATAAACAATTCCTCATCGTTGCTCGTGGCGCTGCTAAGTCAATGTATGGATCCTGTATTCAAAACTACTTCCTGAACGTGGATCGATCAACGACACAGCAAATTACCACCGCTCCGACAATGGCTCAAGCAGAAGAAATTCTCTCTCCGATAAGAACCGCAATCGCACGTTCACGAGGACCTCTATTTCAGTTCTTAACCGAGGGGAGTCTTCAGAATACAACGGGATCTCGGGCGAATCGACAGAAATTGGCGTCAACGAAGAAAGGTATCGAAAACTTCCTGACTGGCTCACTTCTGGAGATTCGTCCTATGAGCATTTCTAAGCTCCAAGGTAGAAGAGACAAAATTGCTACGGTAGACGAATGGCTTTCCGGCGATATTCGAGAAGACTGCATCGGCGCTATCGAGCAAGGTGCAATGAAGAATGACGATTATCTTATCGTCGCGATGTCTTCTGAAGGAACCGTTCGAAATGGTGCCGGAGACGATATTAAAATGGAGCTTATGAAAATCCTAAAGGGTGAGTATATTAACCCGCACGTTAGCATTTGGTATTACCAACTCGACTCACTAGACGAAGTTGCTAATCCTGCGATGTGGATGAAAGCTCAACCTAATCTTGGCAAAACAGTCAGTTATGACGTCTACCAATTAGAGGTCGAAAGAGCAGAAAAAGCTCCGGCAGCAAGAAATGATATTTTGGCAAAACGTTTCGGCATTCCAATGGAGGGTTATACATACTTCTTCTCTTATGAAGAAACCCTGTGTCATCCTCGTAGAGTGTATTGGGAAATGCCTTGCGCAATGGGAGCGGACCTTTCTCAGGGCGATGACTTCTGTGCATTCACATTCTTATTCCCATTAAATGGCGGTGCTTTTGGAGTGAAGACGAGAAGCTATATCTCCAGTCTAACATATTCAAGATTACAGCCAGCAATGAGACTTAAATATGATGAATTCATTCAAGAAGGAACCCTCGTTGTGATGGAAGGAACGGTCCTTGATATTCCGCAAGTCTACGACGATCTAGATGCCCACATTCGAGCGTGCAAATACGATGTCTGCTGCTTTGGTTACGACCCTTATAACGCAAAAGATTTTGTTGAGAGATGGATTTCCGAAAACGGTACATTTGGTGTTGAAAAAGTGATACAAGGTTCCAGAACGGAGTCCGTTCCTTTGGGAGAGCTTAAAAAGCTTTCTGAGGAGCGGATGCTTTTCTTTGACGAGGGGATTATGTCCTTTGCGATGGGGAATTGTATCACACTCGAAGACACCAATGGCAACCGTAAACTTTTAAAGAAACGCTACGATCAAAAGATCGATAACGTTGCGGCTATGATGGATGCTTATATTGCTTATAAGCTCAATCGCGAAGCCTTTGAATAATCAAGGAGGCGATGGCCTATACACATCGATATCGAACTGAAGAAAAAGTGTGTCGATGCCTATAACGCCGGTCAGAAGCCGAAAGAAATCTTCCGGAACCTGTATCACGAAGCAAATCCAGATGCAAGTTATGAAACTTTCAGAAGATATCTTCGAAACTGGAGAGCAAAGAAGTTTCCTGATACAACCACATTAGAACACGGCACATACGAGGGTTTCACCGCACATAATGCGACGGTACAGGTCAACGCAAAAGGCGAAATCATACAGGCATGGATCAAGCAAGCTCTTGACGATTGCCAATGGGATGCGCTTCTTGAAGCAGTCCATCAGAATGTTGAACCGATCCGAATCGAGCCAAAGACAGGAGACGGTATCGGTATGCTGGAAATCCCATTGTACGATATGCATTTACCGTTATCCGACCACAGGACGAGTATCGAGGAATTACTCGGTATTATCGAACGCCAGAAGTGGCAGGAGATCAACATTGTTATCGGACAGGATATGTTCCATAACGATGATATGCGCGGAAGAACGGCTTCCGGGCGGCCGATAGAAAAAGTTAACATACCTTTGGCTTGGGAGATGGCAAAAGAGATTTGGTACAACGTGATTG